TACTATTTATTTGATTAGAAATAGATTTTTTTAAAGCTTGAAGTCTTTTTATTTCTTCATCAACTCCATTTAACATTGCCTCAGAGTTTTTAAAAGATTTGATTATTCCTGCTCCTTTTGTTTGCAATTGTAATTTTAATTCTTGTTCTAAAATATCAATCACACCATCATCTTTAACTTCTCCAGTTTCTTCATCTATGCAGCTTAAAAACAATTCATCTAAAGCTCTCATTTCACTTGTTATTTCATATAATTTCATTATTCTTCCTCCCATTCTAAATCATTGTAAGCATATCTAACTGCTCTATCTATAATTTCTTGTCTTGATAAGCCACTTTCTTCAACCATTTCATCTACATATTCAAGAGTAGAATTTCTAACTCTTATAACTTCTGTAGTTCTTCCACTTACTTTTATTTCTTTTTTCTTTGGTAAACTAAACATAAATTCCTCCTTGATATTTTTTATTATTTGTAGTAGAATCAAGGATAGATAGAGTATATCTATCCTATTTTGTTTTAAACATCTGTACAACTTTGGTCGGGAGTAGCAGATGTTTTTTCTTTTTTATAACTTTTTCCAGCTAAGAAATTTAGCCAGTGAGCTTTTATAATTAAGTAAGCTCCTCTCTCATTTTCTTCATTTTTCTTTTTGTAGATACAGCCAGGAACCTCATTAGCTCTAATTAAACTGTAAACATCATCTTTATTTAACTCTCCATCAGATAAAGCAACAGCCTCATCTACTGATATTTTGTAATTTGCCATTTTCCCTCCTTTAATTAACTCTTGTACATAATTGAGTAACTATGTCTTGACACTTATTTTCATAGAATGGATAATTGTAATATTTTTTATCCTTCATTTTAAATATTATGAATTTTAGCTTAAGATTTACTTTGATTTCTGTATCAATAGAAGGAATTACACCTTTAACATTGTCACTTTCTAATAATTCAACCCAACCAAAGAATTCATTTGTATCTTCGTCTATAAGAGTACAAATTTTATGGTTTCTAAACGAGCTTTTTATATACCTATAATGATCATCTACTTCTACTACCATTGAGAAATCCTCCTTTTTAAAATAAATCTCCAAAATCATATACATCTACATATTTGTTATAGAACTTCCAGATTAAATTGATTAACCATTTTACTTTGTATCTAACTACATCTTTAAAAGATGATCTTGCAAAAGTTTCGTCTTCATTGATTTTCATTATTAGCCTCCATTTTTTGATATGCTTCCATTATTGCTACTACATCTTTTAGTTTTGCAGTAGCAGGAAATGGTATTATTTTTATCAATCTTAAAAATTCATTTCTGTGTACTCCCATTTTTAACCTCCTTTTTCTTTTATCCTCTATTTGTGTTATAATTTAAGAAAATTATTGTGAGGTGTTTATTGTGTTTAAATTTTTTAAAGAATACTATTTCCCGATTTTTCTTATCTTATTTTGTTTTTCTTTGCCCTATTTACCATATAATCGCTATATATTATTGATTATTTCACTATCTTTTTTTATTTTTCTTTCTTTTGTAATTAATGAATATTTATCTAGCATAATTCCAGAAATGTTACATAAAATTACTAATTTTTTTAATAAACAAAATCTTTTTTTACTTAATCTTTTATTTGCTTTATCATCTATTATTGTTTGGAACTTTTCTTTATATATTCCAGATAAGATTTTTAATATTTTCACTGCTGCATTAATCTTTATACCTAATTTCTTATGTAGAAATAATAGAGTAAATGAAGTTTTTAAAATACTCCTTATTTATGCAGCATTACAAATTTTAGAATACTTTAAATTAAACAACCTTATTCCTGGAACAAATAAATATTATTCATTAATATCTAATGTAAATACAGTAAACATTAATACAATTTTTATTAGTATCTTTGAAGCTGTTCTATACACAAAATTTTATTTCTTTTCTTTAAAGATATTAGATGAATGTATAAATATTACTTATAAAGATAAAGAGCATAAAGAAGAAGAACACCCAAACTAATAAAATTGATAATGTATTTTCTTTTAGCTTTTTCTTTACATTCTGAAACATAACCTAAACTTGTTATAATTATTAAAGTTATAAAAAGTCCTATATCTTCCACCTCCTTGATTAATTGTTATATTTTTTTATTTCCTTTTTTTCTTCCATATTCCTCCTTTTTTCACTTAAAGTGAAATTTTTATTTAAAAAAATATTTCATCTACTGTTTTTTTATAATAGTCAGCTATTTTTTTCTTTGTTTCATCATTTGGGATTCTATAATTGTTCTCATAGTTAGAGTAAGCTGAAGGCAAAATTCCTAGCTCTTTTGCTATTTCTGTTTGTCTTTTATTACCTCTAAGTTTTTTTAATTTCTCACCTATAGTCATAAAATCACCTCCTTTTTTATTTCACTTTTTGTGAACAAATTAATGTTATCATATCCTAAAATTTTTGTCAACACTTTTCGTGAAAAAAATTCTTGATTTTTTCCACGAATGGTGTATAATTGTTTTAAGAGGTGATATTAATGGCTGAAATTAAAGATAGAATTTTAGATCTTAGAATAGAAAATTCTTTAACACAAAGTCAAATGGCTAAACTTTTTGATGTTGGAATAAGTACTATTAGTATGTGGGAACAAGGTCAAAGAATTCCTAGACCAAATACTTTACAAGAAATATGTGATTATTTTAATGTCGATATGGACTACTTAATGGGAAGAAGTGATATTAAAAATAGATACCAAGCTGGTTTAAAATATGACTGGGAAAATAAAAAAGAAGAAAAATCAAATTTGAATATAGATACTATAAATACTGACTATATAATGATACCTTTATATGAAAGCATTTCAGCAGGATATGGAGCTAGTAATTCTGAATTTATAGAAATGATTCCAGTTTTTGGATTAAAGAAAAATGGAACAACATATTTTGCTGTAAAAGTTGAAGGAGATAGTATGGAGCCTAAAATACCAAATGGCTCTACTATCATAATAAAAAAGGATATACAAATTGAAAGTGGAGAAATAGGTGCATTTAATCTAAATGATGAAAATTTTGTTAAACAAAAAAAAGTAGTAAAAGACAGATTAATTCTACATTCATTTAATTTAGCTTATGATGATAAGGTTGTGAATGAATTTGATGATTTTGTAGAATATGGTAAAGTTGTTAAAGTTATGATTGATTTATAAAAATTAAAAAAAGGGGAGATGTATTTATGGATTTAAAAGACAATATTGAAGAATTATCTAAGAAAATTGAAAAGTACAAAGACAGAGTAACTAATGAAGAAATGACTAAAACTGTCTTCGTTTTACCTTTCTTTGATATGTTAGGTTATGATACTAGAAATCCTTTTGAATTTCATGCAGAATTTACAGCAGATATTGCAGATGCAAAAGGTGAAAAAGTTGATTATGCAATTTTAATTGATGATGTTCCAAGAATATTAGTTGAATGTAAAGATTGTAATAACACACTTGAAAATTGTGATAAACAATTAACTCGTTATTTCAATGTTACACCAGCTAAAATTGGAGTTTTAACAAATGGTATTGTTTATAAATTTTATACTGATTTAGAAAAGCCTAATATGATGGATGAAAAACCATTTTTAGAAATAAATCTTTTAAAAATTAAAGATTATCAAATAAACGAACTAAAAAAATTTGCTAGAAATACATTTGATTTAGATAATATTTTAAATAGTGCTGAGGAACTAAAATATTCAAATGCTATTAAAAAACTTTTAAAATCTGAGTTTGATAATCCAACTGAAAACTTTATATCTTATATTTTAAATGAAATATATGGTGGCGTTAAAACTCAAAAAGTAAAAGATAGATTTACTAATACTATTAAAAAATCCATAAATGAATTTTTAAATGATATTGTTAGAAGTAAATTAGAGGGAGCTTTGGAAGTGAATAAAGCTGTTGAAAAGCAAATTGAGGCTCCTCAAGAAATGATTGAAGAAATAACAGAAGTTGAAGCTGGTCCTATAACTACTGATGAAGAATTACAAGGTTTTTCAGTAGTAAAAGCATTATTATATGGAACAATAGAACTTGACAGAATAACATATAGAGATACTTTAAATTATTTTTCTGTAACTATTGATGATAAGGTTACAAAATGGATTTGTAGATTATATTTCAATGGTTCTACTAAATTTATTAGATTTCCTGAAATTGATGAAGAAGGAAATAAAACTGATAGAGGTCCTAAAATTCCAATAAATTCTATAAATGATTTATATAATTTTAAAGACAAACTAATTGAATCTGTTAAAATGTATGATTAATATATTATAAAAATAAAAGCCCCACAAGGTGCTGGTAACACCTAGCAGGGTTTTAAGAGTGTGATACTCTTCAATTAAAGTCAATTAGATTATATCACACTCATTTTTATTATGCAAATAAAGGAGTGTGATTTTTTATGAGAGCAGCAAATGGAATGGGTACTGTTTCAAAACTTTCAGGAAAGAGAAGAAAGCCATGGCTTTTGAGAGATAATAAAAGATTTAATGAAGAAACAGGAAAATTTGAAAGATTGGCCCTGGGTGTATTTGAAACTAAGAAAGAAGCTGAGATATACCGAATAGCATATTTTACAAATAACTTAGATATGCTAAAAAAGACTGATATAAAAATACATAAGAAAAAAGAGAAAAGTATAACTTT